AAAAACCTGACGGATGGGGAAGAAGATATAAGGTAAGAATCATCGGTCTTCATGATCAAGGTGAAGAAGAGATTGATTCCAACGATCTGCCCTGGGCGCAGATAATGTATCCCGTGACTGGTGGTGGTGGTCAAACATCTGCATCTCAAACCTCTGCCTTAAGACAAGGTATGATGGTATTTGGTTTCTTCCTTGATGGACAAGAACAGCAGATACCAGTTATCATGGGTGTGCTTGGACATAACGTCCAGGTCCCACTATCTGCAAAGGTTGGTGACAATAGAGTTACTAATAATACTCCTGGTCCTCTTGCAACTAGTGGATATGCAGAGGGTAGAAATCCACCTCCAAATGTACCAGCTGAGGGTGGTCCTAATCCAGTTGTCCCTGATGATGATCTTAAGATTACAAAACCTAAATCAGAGGCACAGCAACAGGAAGAGGCAGAACCATCCCCTGGTGCTCAACTTAACAAGTATGGTTTAGATCCCAGTAAACCTCTTTCTAAAGAGCAATTTGCTGATATGCGAAGTGCAATTGCAGAGGCAGAGGCACTTGGATATGAAAAAGGTAGTGCAGAATATGAGGATCTAAAACAGAAAAGAGTTGCTGAGGGCATTCGCAACCGTAAGAAAGCAGCAAACTCTCCTGTTGCACCAGTTCAACCTGGACCCACACTTGAGGGTGTTGATGACGTAACTGTTATTTCTTCTGCCGATACAAAAAGAAATGATCATTACCGTCAGAAGAAGGTGATGTTGAGTGTTTGTAGTTTTCCACAATCAAACTCAAAAGGATTGCAAACAGTGCTTGACAATCTTGTCAAGAAAATAGAAAAATATGTTAACACATTTCAAAGTTATATTGATCAGGTATCAAACACGATAGAAGATATTCAGCAGGTTATGAAAAATGCTGCGTCTGAGATCGCTAAGTACATCAAACCTATGCTTGATAAAGTTATGGAGTTCGTGAGTAAGAAACTGAATGAAGGACTTACAACTGTGGTTGCTGCCCTTCCTTCCAGTTTGCGATATCAGTTTGCAGACATGAAAAAAATTCTGACTGAATTAATTCTTTGTATGTATAATAAAATAACTCAAAAACTTGATGGTTTAATTGGGGCAGTTCTTGACAAAGCACTTAATCTTGCTGGACTTGAAAATAAGGCAAAGGCAGCTGCCGCCAATTCAAACGGTGATGATGATTTATATCGAAGATTGGCACCTAAAGTTCCACCTTGTTATGCAGAGGACATTACAGCACAAGTCTTTTCCGTGGCAGCACCTGAAATTAACGAGGCAAACAATTCACTCGTTGAAAACCTTGACATTTTCTTAGATGACATTCAGAAACAACTTGCAGGTGTCAGTGGGGCACTTGATGGACTCATTAATAAGATTCCAAATATTTCTGGTAGTCTTACCGCAGCATTTGGATTTGAGAATATAAAAATGAATTTATTTGGTTGTGAATTAGAACCTAACTGTCCCGTTGATGATTACTATACTATTCAAGGTGGTGGTGCAGGTCAACCGGATGCTAAACTACCTAGTGATAAAGCAGTTGAGAACGCAGCAGCAGCACAAGATCCTGACGAGGTTGCCAAACCTAAAGATGATATTGGATATATTCAACCAACTAGCGGTCAGCAAGATACCAGACCTAGTGGATCTGATCCGATAAGTGCAGAACTTGATGCAGAACTTGAAAGATCTCGTGCGGGAGATAGATCCGGTCTGGATGACGCTCTCGAAATTTTAGGATAAATACCTTCATGAAGATTACCAAAGTATAATAAGGGAATGTCATTTAATATCTTCGGTGCTGCCACTATCTCTGATATCAAGGTCGGATATATTTCGACTGATAGAGGTTATGTTGATGGCATCAGCAGATATGAAGCTAATCAATATGCTGCTTTAAATCCTGGCACTCAGTTTATTTTTAAAAATAGAGATCTGATTAGATATCTTAACATTAATGAGGTAAATAAGTTAACAGTTGATGATCTCTTACCAAATAGAATACCTACAAACGGGTGTGATGAAGAGAGAAAAAATACTTTTGGATTAGATATTTACAATCCAGATGGATCCCTTAAACAAGACGCGACCGAAACTCCAGGCACTCCAAGAGTTTATATTAATGGTGGTGGAGGAGTAGGAGCAGCAGCGAATCCAGTCATCGGTTCAGATGGATCACTTCTTGCTGTTGACGTTGTAGAAGGTGGGTATGGATATAGATTTCCACCTCAAATTGATATCGTTGACCTTGAGGGACTAGGTTCTGGAGCGGTAGCTATAGCAAGTCTTTGTCCACCCGATAGAGTAGGGACACTTCAGACTTTTGAAAATGAAGAGGACTTTGAAGAGTATGATTTACAGACAGGTGCTCCTCCTACAGTCAGTTTTGGAAGAAGAGTTGGTGCTGATGGTGAGGATATTGGTGAGTGGGATCCATCTCTTTACGCATCTCTTAAAGTTGACCCAATAAAAAGAGAGATTATTGCATATCAAGCATTTTTAGATAGTATTAAAAATGGATGGTGGAATTCAAGAAAAGCAAGACCTATTGAAATTATTGCTAACGATAAGAAGGGTAATGTAAAATATGACGTTCAACACTGGGCATGGGGTGGTTCAAGAGAAGTAAATAAAATTGTCACTAAAAAAGAAAACTTTAGAGAAGTAGAGTTTAAAGTTTTTACTGCTGGTGGTCAAGACAGAGGTTTAATGTTCACCTTTGTTGAGAAGAATGGTGATCATAGATTTAAAATCAAAGCAGATAGTTTTCCAAATAAAGCTAAGGGTCAAAAGGTAAAAATAAAAGTAAAAGCAAACTCAGTTTACACCGTTAACGCTTCAGGAAGATTTAGAGGTAAAGGTGTAGAGCAGGGATTGTTGAAAAATTTTGGTGCAAAAGCAAGAGAACTTGATAAGAAGTTTACTGACGGCACTAAAATATTTGCAGATTTCATAAAAAGTGCAAACGATAATGATGATCTACAGATTGAAGCAACCAGGGGTAAATTTAAATCAAAACAAATAAAAGGTTCAGGCAGAAGTACTTTTGAGTTAACCTATCAAGTTGTTGACTCTGGTGAATTTAATGTAAAAGAAAAAACTAAGGTTGTTAAAAAAATTGACGACTCCTTCATGAATAGTTTTGCAATCTCTCCAGTTCCACCATCTGATGTGCCTGGTAGTGATTTTGCAGGTATTCAATATTCATTCATTTATGAAGAAAACTTTCCATATGATGGTGAGTATATCTTTAAAGCGATGGCGGATAATATTGGTGAAGTATATGTTGACAACGAATCAATATTCCAGTTTAGAAAATTTATTGGTGGACCAGAGGTAATTAAAAAATATATTAGTGCGGGTGTTCATAAGATTAGATGTGATGTCTATAATATCCCACAAATAAAAAAGGTAAAAGTAGAGGATGTAAAGGGAGATCCTAAAATCATTAATTTTAAGATAACCACTGATGCAGATTTTGCAAATGGTATTAAAATTCCTGGATTAAACATCGATGTTAGTAAGAAATTTAAAGGAAAGCAATTAAAAAAATCTCTTACTCGTGATATTGAATATGGTGTCGAGTACGACGTTATCCTGACGAGTGGTGGAAAAGGCAGGATAAAATTAAGAACTGCCGGAACAAATGTACTTCAAATGGAGGAATCCAAAGATAATGATTGGCAAGATTTAGTGTGCCATGCAACTGGTGGTAGGTTTATTAAAATAAAAGGCAATAGATGTAAATTAATTTTTGATGCCCCGCTCAAAGTATCATCAATTTCTAACACATCTACAGGTGAAAAACCCAGATTAATTTTTAACACTCTTGACTACATCAATAAAGCAGACAGAAAACTTTATAGAATAAATCCGAATCCTGGAAAAGATTCTGACTTTTTAAACAGATTTGGTGTGCTGCCATTTAATCCTGCTGCAGTTGAGAAGGAAGAAGTTCTTGTTCCTGTCAAGTCACCACCTCAACCACCACCAAAGGCATCTATCGTAAGAGAAGGTGATAATCTTTTTCTAAAAGTTAAGGGCGGCGGGAGAGTCAAACTTGACTTTAGTTTAAAGGTCAAAGACAGTGTAAGCACCAGTGGTGTTTTCGCACGAGAGGTTATCATTAAAACTGATGATAATAATTTAAAACTTAAAAGGGATATTAGAGAATTATTTGATGACGAGAATGAAAGATATTATTCTGGTAAAAGTAGAGAATTTATTACCGGGTCAGGTGTTTTTACTGGTGGTAAGACTTATCCAATTAAACTCGTTGGAAGTAGTCCAACAACTGGTTTCAAAACAATTGATAAAACCACTGTTGGATTTGATGATAATATTAAAAATGGATATGACGAAAATGGATTACTTAGAATTACCAACGTAAAGATTCTTCAAGACTCTGATGTTAGATATGTAACTAAACAAAATGAAATTACTAAAGTTGTAAAAAGATATCCTCAGAAACCGAATGCTTCCACTGATTCATATGCGGGTATTCATGTTATAAGATGGGAAAATGTTGATTTTCCCGTAGATGGTAATTATAACATTACAACTATGGTAGATGATAATGCCACAATTTTTATTGGTAATCTTGATGGTGCTGGAAAGAAAGCGATTGGAAATGGATTAAGTAGTGTAGAAAAAGGTGGTGATGAAGTCATCATAGAAAAGAAAGGATTTGTACAAGGATCAAGCACCGGTAAGAGTATAGACACTAAATTTTTTAAAAAAGGAAAGTATAGAATTCGTGTAGAACTTGAGCAGATTCCAGGGAAACCTTTGGCAAAAGGTAATCCCATGGCATTTGCTATGAAGATTAAGTCTCCAGGTGATGAGGAAATTGAGGTAATATCCGCAAGGAGTTGGAATGAAAATCCCATGGGTATTGCACTTAAAATTGACCCACCTCTTCCTCCTATTCCACAAGAACCCATACCAAGAGCACCAGGGAGATGTCCTAATAATCCCATCTGGTCTACCAGATTTCCAAATGGTGAGAAAAAATGGTGGCCAGTTACACACGCTAATAGTGATGGAACAAAAACTTGGTCGCAGTTTATGAATCGTTTTGCCACTTCACCTATCCCGCCTCTCAGCACAAAGGGGACGGCAGGTGGTGGCGTCATTTATTCAAACTCTTGGAATGTTGAAGTTCCTTATGATGGTTTCTATGGCATGAAGGGAACTGTTGATAATGGAGGAAGAGTATTAGTTGATGGTAAAGTAATTCTTCAAGGTGGTTATTTTACTGGTGCAGCATTTGCAGGTCCTAGAACTTTAGAGGGTTTCGGTTCTGAAACTCCTCAAACTGTCAAGTTCCCTCTAACTCAGGGTAATCATACTATCACAGTTGAAGTTGAGAACGCAGCACAAACT